AGAGTTGCCGTAGACCTCGCCGTTGCGCGACACCAGCACGCTCTCGCCCGCAGCGTAGGTCACGCCCACCAGCACCCGCGCGCCCATCGCCTGACGGTTCTCATCATAACAGGTGCTGGCCTCGATCTTCTTGCCGCTGTGGATGGACCGGCAGGGGATGTGGCGGAACAGCGCGTTAAAAGCGTTGCGGCTGATCTCCCGCCGGTCCACCAAGTCGAAGTAGCAGTCGTCCGAGAGGACGTAGGCGAAGCGTTCGTACCAGCCCGCCTTCTCGACCCGGCCCAGCTCCTTGCGGTCCACCTCTGCGATGATCTCAGCGGCGCGGTCGGGGAAGTTTTCCGTCGGCGTCAGCTTGTCGAGGGTGCGCGACATCTGCTCCGCCAGCAATTCGTCCCGCAAGCCGTGACCGGCGCGGGGGCCGCCCTGGTCGCAGACCCACTTGAGGAAGGCGGCGCTGTCCAGATGCTCGCAGTGGCCGTGATAGCAGCAGAAGGCGCGGTTGATCGGATTGTAGCGGGCCTCGTTCTGGCCGGTCGTGTGTTCCGCCGCGTTCGGGCAGACGACGCCCAGCCAGCCCTCTTGGTTGACCGCCGACAGGACGAGCCCCTGCTCGTTCAACCACTCCAGCACCGCGTCCTTGCCCGTGTCGCGCAGGCGGAAGACGCTCTGGGACGCCGTGTCAGCGGGCGCTGGCGTGACGCCTAGGGCCTCGCAGATCTGCGGGAGGGTGAATTCGCGGTTAGGGTGGAACTCGACCAAGCGCGCCTTGAAGCCGTCGCGGCCGGGCTTGAGGTTGACCGACTCCGGCAGTCGGAAGTTGCGAACGGCGTTGGTTGCGCCAGGGTCGGTGTAGCCAGCAGCGGCGATGGCCGTCATGGCCGCGGTGAATTCGCCCTTGGTCGGCTGCTCCGCGAAGGCGTAGCCCCACTGGAAGGAACCCTCGCTCGTCTCCATGATCCACGTCGGGGCCAGGGGCGGCGTCTTCGCCTTCGTGCCCACATCGTCCAGCATCATCACCAGGACGTATTCGCAGTTGCCGGCGGATGCGGACGGCTGGCCGTCCTTGAAGCGGTCGATGATGAAGGAGCCGGTGTTGGCGTACCACGCGCCGTCGTTGCGGCGCTTGGACGGCATGAAGGCCGGCCAGGTGTACTTCGGCGTGCCGTCTGCGTGCAGGGCCTGCTGGCCGTCCCGCAGCACCGCCTTCTGCCGCACCACCAGCAGCGTCTCACCCTTGGGCGCGAGCCCTTGCAGGAACTCTACGAAGTCCATCTTCTCCCCCTTACTTGCCATACCTGGTCATCACCGCAGCCTCGATGTTGAGCGGTATCCCTGCCGCCCAGGCTGGTGGTGAACACATGATGCGCTGCATGGCGGCCTGCGCCGCCTCCGGGTCGTTCGTCTCGACCACCACCTCGTCATGGACGTGCAGCACGACGTCGTGACCCTCGGCCTCTAGCCTGCGCAGGGTATGACGAAGCAAGTCATGCGCGGTGGCCTGGGTCACGTTCTCGCACGCGAGCCCCTTCCAGAGCCGCGCGCGGGGCCACTCTTTCGCGTCCGCTGCCGGTTTCCAGGAGGCTTTCGCATAGGTGACGCCCTCGGGCTCAAGCCGCGCGAAGGGATAACAGAGGACGCGGCCGGAAGGCAGAGCATACCAAAGATGCTGGCCGTCGAACAAATAGGTGATGCGGCCGGCGGTGAACTCATGCCCGCGGTTCCGCATCGCCCGCGTGTACGCCTCCTCCAGCCCCTGCCAGAACGGCACCGACCAAGAGTTCGCGCGGCGCCACGCATCCACCATCTTCCTGGCCTCGCTCTCGGGCAGGTTGATGCCGTAGATGCGGCCCATGGCCGCGAAGGCGCCGACGCCGCCAGCGAAGCCGCAGGCCAGCTCCTGCACCTTGCCGACTTGACGCTGGTCCTTCGTGACCTCCTCGACGATGGTGCGGAAGGTCGCGGCGGCGTTGACCTTGTAGACGTCCTCGCCGCGTTCAAATATGCCCAGCTTCTCGGCGCCGCTGTTCGTCTTCGACAGCCAGGGGTTCACCCGCGCCTCGATGGCTGACCAGTCAGCCGCGATCAGAACCTTGCCGGGGGCGGGCAGCAGCGCCGGGCGCAGCATCCCCTTCAGCACGTCCGTCACCCGCTTGCCGTAGGCCGGGACGATCTGGTGCCCCCGCACCATCGCCTGGCGGACGTCATCTGGCGCGGCGGCGCACTTGCGGGGGAAGTTGTGGACCTGAGCGCCGTAGCTGGACGCGCGGCCGGTCGCGGCCCCGCCGGCAAAGACGAAGGCGCCGCGCACCCGCTGGTCCTCGGGGTCGGCCAGTTCGGCCAGCCGGTTGAACTTCGCCACGCTGGAGGCCCAGAGGTCGTCCGCGCATTGGATGACCTCGGCCACGTCAGGCGGCACTTCTTCCGGGTTCTCGGCGGCCAAGGCCAGGAGGTTGCCCCGGACGTTCTTGTCGATGGACACCTTGGCTTCGCCGTCCTTGTGGACGACCATCAGCTTGCGGGCCTGCGGCCCGACCCGGTGTTCGACCCACGCCCGCATCTTCGGGCTGCGGACGCTGGTGATGGCACCGCCCGTCACCTCGCGGACGGTCTGCTCGATCTCGACCAGTTCTTCGCCAGCGTAGCGCACGGCAGCCTGGCAGAGCGCCGTGTCCACCAACACGCCCCGGTCGTTGATGCGCTCGTTGACGTGGTAGTCCAGCAGCTCCTCGTCGGACAGGTCGCGCATCGCCTTGCTGACGGCGCGCATGGCCCGGACATCGGTTTCGCAGTATTCGACCATCTCCCGCATCAGCGCCGCGTCCTCGCGGAAGGTGCCGTCGGGGCGGGGGATGGACAGCGCGCGGATCAGTTGGGCGCCACGGTGGTCCTTCTTCATGGACGCGCCAGCGAAGCGGCCCACGTCCTCCAGGCTGCCGGGGCCGCAGTTGGCGCGGGCCTGCGCGGCCGTGCAGTAGAACTGCTCCAGCGCTGGCTCGCGGAAGCCTTGGTCGGGGGCCAGGACGTACCAGAAGATCATCCGCTCAAAGGCGGCGTTGTGCGCGCGGATCTGGCCCTGGTGCTGCGCCACCCGGTCGGGGAAGGGCTGGCTGGGTAGCCAGGTCGTGACCTCCTCGTCACCGAAAGCGTAGGACATGCACAGCACCTCGGTGCTGGCATCCTGGGCGTAGTTGTACGCGCCCGCGCTCGTCAGGTCGCAGCGGCTGCGCGTCTCAAAATCAAGCCAGAGGATCATGCAGTGAAACGGCCCCCAGCTTGCGCCAGGGGCCGATCCTTCTCAGGCCGCGCGACGACGACGGCGGCCCGCCTCCGGCGCTGGCTCCTCGGCGGCGGTCTCCTCGGGCGCCTCCGCGTCAGGGCCGTCGAGGCTGACCCACTCCACCACTTCGAACACAGGCGTGTAGATCCGCCCGTAGCTCTTGTGGGTGTAGTGTTCCTTCTTCAGCCGCACCAGCGGCACCGGCTTGGACTGGTCCTTCTCCACCTGCGTGGCGATGGCGAGCGCCAGCACCTGCACGGCGCGCTTGCCGCCGACCGAGGTCGTCGAGAAGCGGGCTTCCATGTCCTTGTCCTCGCCGTTGACGCACTTCAACGACATGCCGACCTGCGGCTCCCAGCCCCGCTTCGACTGCGGCGGCGCCGGCTCCAGCTCGGGCAGCGGCTGCTGCACCGACACCATCTTCTCGCCCAGCACTTCGCCGTCACCCCAGGCAATGTAGCCGTGGGTGAAGCTGAACGGGTTGATGGCCCACAGGCTGTCGGCCTCGACCTCAGTCTGGTCGGCGCCGAAGACCCAGTGGCCGGTCTTGTCCATCTTGAGGATGACGGTGTTGCCGAGCGTGGTGCCCGTGTTGAGCGCCCGCAGGGACTGCGAGAGCGACTGCACGGACGGCAGGTTGGCGTTACCGAACTTCGTGACTTCGTTCATTGTACTGTCCTTTCGCGTTTAGACGATCTTACCAAGAGCGGCCGGTTTTCCCGGCGCTCTATCCGGCGCGTGCAAACGCACCGAATTCTTTTTGCGCCGCCGCCAGATAGGCTTCGTGCGCTTCTTGCTCGCTGTCGTATGTGCCTAACCGGGTGTTCTTTCCTCCGATACGTATCTGCGCCATGTAGCGTTTACCGGATCGAGTAAGAGTAACACCTTTCAATAGGTTACGACTGGAGCATTTCTTTCTCGTGTTCGCCACGTTTTGGCTTCGCGTCGCAATCCGTAAGTTTGAGATGCGGTCGTCGTCGCGGATGCCGTTTATATGGTCTATCTCGCTTGACGGCCATTCGCCATAGTTAAAAAACCACGCAAGACGGCCGGCTCTGTATAGGTTGTTGAACACGGTAATAATCCGATAGCCATCCGGCCGTCTGTGCCCGGCGCGCGAACCGGCCTTTGCGCGTCGTCTGTCTTTTTTCCATGTGAACTCGCCGGTTTCCGGATCATACGACAGAACGTCGCGGAGCGAGTGTTCGGCGGACATATCAAACAAGCCTTCCAAGCGCGTTGGCTAGTTGACGCCCAATGTTGAGGACCGCCGGCCGGGGATCCTTCTCCGGGGCCAGCGTGGTGCCTGACGAGACGGCGACGACCAGTTCGTCCGGCAGTTCGATCTTGCGCTTCTTCAGCGCCTTCTCGGCCTGCGCCGGGCTGACCAGCTTCGTCTCCATCAATTCCGTGTCCTCAAAACCAAGCCCCGCTTCCTTAAGGACGAGCGCCACGAGCGCCGCCTGCGCCTCGTCCACGTCAACCCATTGGCGGGTCGCGCGCTTCTGCACCAGCTTGAAGCCGGGCACCGGCTCGCCGTTCTCCAGAAGTTGCTGCGCCAGCGCCCGCACGCTGGCAAGGTACTCCTCAATCAGCGGCGCCTGTTCCAGCATCTCGCCCAGCCGGGCGGCGTCGATGTTCTGGAGGCTGGTCTTCAGCGCCCGGTCCACGGCGCCCGTCAGCAGCGGGCAGACCGGCTTGGCGGCGCACCAGCGGCAATGGTCGCCCGTCTCCATGGACGGCTCCGGCCCCAGCGCCTCTTTCACGGCGGCGAACAACTGCCGTTCAAAGTCGCGGATGCGGTTGGGCGTCGTACGCCAGCACTTCACCGGCACGGCCGCTGTCGGCTGGACGATGATGCACTCAATGCTGGTGACGCCCTTGAAGGCCCAGGCGACCTTCGGCGTCCGCATCGCCGCAGCGGCGTAGAACATCGCCTGCGGGTTTTCCTCGACCGCGACGTCCACGCCGTCCCCGAACTTCCAGTCCAGCACGATGGCCGTGTCGCCAATGCGGCCGACCAGATCGGCCGAACCGAAGACGCCGGGCAGCGCGTCACCGAAGCCGACGACGGCCTCGCACTCGTAGGTCATGTCGAAGTTCGGGTCGATCTCGCCGAGCGCCGCCAAGGCCGGGCGGATCTTGGTGTCGATCAGCTCCTGCGTCACCGTCGCGCTGCCGAAGGTGTCGCCCAGGTAGTCTTCCGGCTTGAGGTCGTTGGCCAGCACGCCCTCCATGATGGAGTGGCAGAGGGTGCCTTCGTCGGCGTAGGTGGACGACGGGCGGGGCGGCATCTGCTGCACCAGCTTGACCGAGCCGGGGCACCGCATGACCCGCTTGGCGGTCGAACCGCCGACGATGTTGGAGTGTGCTGCCATCTCGTCCTCTACCGAACCTCGCTTGCCCGCATCCTATGACAACAGAACCTGTTGTGCAAGAGGTTCTGTGGTGCTATCCGTCAGGCATGCGCGAGAGCGAGATTGAACGACATCTGGTCTGGCATGTCACCCGGCTGGGCGGTGTCGCCTACAAGTTTCGGTCGGTCACTCACCGCGGCGTGGCCGACCGGATCGTCTGCCTGCCTGGCGGGCAGACCTGGCTGATTGAACTGAAGACGAAGGGCGGGCGCCTGTCGCCGCTCCAGAAGATCTTCGCGCAGGAGATGGAACGCATGGGGCAGCGGTACGCCTGCCTCTGGACGAAGGAGCAGGTGGATGCCTGGGTTGCGGCCCTACCAGGATGATGCCGCTGATTTCCTCTACGAGCATGACCGGGGGATGATCCTGGCGCCCGTGGGGGCCGGCAAGACGGCGATCACCCTGACGGCCATGAACGCCATGGTAGCCGACGGCCACGTCAAGCGGTGGCTGGTGCTGGCGCCGAAGCGCGTCTGCACCGACGTCTGGCCGGTCGAGGGGCCGAAGTGGGCGCCGGGGCTGACGATGGCGGTCGCCGTCGGCACGCCCCGCCAGCGGGCTGCGGCGTTCGCGTCGGACGCCCGCGTCGTCGTCACCAACTACGACAACCTCCAGACCGCGCCGCCGGATCTCAGCGGCTTCGACGGCATCGTCTTCGACGAGCTGACCCGGCTCAAGAACCCGTCGGGGAAGCGGTTCAAGGCGCTGGAGAAGAACATCGAGCCGTTCAACGTGCGCTGGGGCCTGACCGGATCCTTCACGTCGAACGGCCTGGAGGACGTCTTCGGGCAGTGCAAGATCGTGGACCAGAAGCTGCTGGGCCGGTCGAAGGGCGCCTTCCTCCAGAAGTACTTCGTCTGCCTCAACCGCGAGTACGGCGAATGGATGCCGCGCAAGGGCGCGCTGGGCGCCGTCATGGACGCCATCCGGCCGGCCACCTACGTCCTGGAGCCCGGCGAGTACAAGGACCGCCTGCCGCCGCTCTACACGACCGAGATGCGCTGCGACCTGGCTGACCGGGCGCCCTACGAGAAGATGAAGAAGGACTACCTCGTCGAACTGAGCGGCCAGCAGATCACGGCGCTGTCGGCGGCGGCGGTCACGACCAAGCTGCAACAGATGGCCAGCGGGTTCGTTTACAATAGCCGGACCCTAGCGCAAGAAACGGCCGGTAAGTTTGCGGTAGAGCAGCAGGCGGTCTGGTTCTCGCCGCACAAGTTCGACCTGCTGGACGACATCCTGACCGAGAACCAGCGGGACAACACCATCATCGTGTATAACTACCGCGAGGAGCTGGCCGAACTCCTGCGCCGCTACCCCAACGCGGCGACGCTCGACCACCCCGACGCCATCGCCCGGTGGAACGCCGGCAAGATCGAGCTGCTGCTGATCCACCCGAAGTCGGCCGGGCACGGGCTGAACCTCCAGCACGGCGGCAACAAGATGGTGTTCGTCTCGCTGCCCTGGTCGTTGGAGTTGTACGAGCAGACGGTCGGGCGGCTGCACCGCGGCGGCCAGACCAAGCCGGTCTGGGTCTACGTGCTACTAAGTAATAAGACTATTGACGAGCGTATCTGGGCCGCGCTGTATGACAAGCGGGCGGTGTCAGACATTGCCTTGGATGAACTGAAGGGAACACCGACGTGAACTGGCGAGAGCTGAACGCCCGACTGGGTAGCCTGCGCGAAGACGAACTGGAGGGCATGATCCGCGAGGAACTGAAGGGTGAGCGGCGCCCCACCCTTCTGATCCGTATGCACCAGCGGTTCACCGTCCTGCGGAACCTCCGCGAACGGCGCGAGATCTTGAACGCAGCTACGTCAGAAGCCCGAGCGCAGTAGCGTAGCGGGCGCGCACGTCGTCGATCCCGATAAGGCCGCCGTTGATCCGCTGGCGGCAGCGGTCAACGGCGCCTGCGTCAGCCAGGTCGTTGCAGTTGTTGGCGTGCCAGAAGATCGCCGCGCTCTCGGCCGCGCCCTCCCGCGTCTCGATCCACTCGGGCAGGCTGTCCACCGGCCGGTTCACGATCTCAGCCAAGCGCTCGTAGTTATACCGACCCGTGGTCTGCATCAGACCGCGGCCGATGAAGCGCCAGCCGTCGCCGGGGTTCTTGTTCCCCATGCGCCCGCCATAGGCCGCCTCGGCAATCGCCTTCTGGTCAGCCGGCTGCTTGTCGGTGCGGCCCACCTCGGCGGCGTACTCAGGCGAAAAATATCGGGGCCATTGTTTCACCAGGGCCTCGGCGCGGTAGTTGAGGCTCTCGCGCAGCTTCCGGCCGCCGGCTGTCTCATGGCCGGTGTTGGCCAGGAACATCGCCACGCGCTTCGACGTGTTGATCTCGTACTGGCGGCAGGGGCCTTCCAACGCCGCAGCCCACTCGGCAGGGTCTGACCAGTTCAGACCCTGCATCAGCTTCGCAGAGATCATCGCATCTTCTTGTCGGCTACAGACCACGCCACGCCACCAAGGGTGATGGCGGCGCCAACCACGGCGTCGGCCGAGCTGGCGTCGATGTAGCCGCGCGCGACGAAGACGCCGCCCAGCGCGGTCAGGATGTGCCGGGCTAGGCCCAGCCAGATGTCCTTACTCATACCTTCCTCCTACTTATCCGTCTCGGTCCTCTGACGCCCGCGCGAGGCGCAGGCCGCCAAGGAGGCCAACGAGCGCGCCGACGATAGTGGAAAAGGCGGGGCCTAGCACCTCAAAGATCTTGTCGTTGTTCACCTGTGGGTCGAACAGCCCCGCCAAGAGTACGAACACCATGGCGAGCATGACCAGCGCAAGCGTGTAGATCGCAACCAGCAGGATGTGCCGCTGGACGCCCTGCATCACTTGTCAGCCTTGCGGTCCAGGCGTTCGAAGATGGCCTTCAGCACGGTCTTGTAGTCGTCCTTGCTGACGTACTTCGTGTGCAGCGCCCGCTCCAGCACCTTCATGTCGTCTTGCAGCAGGCGGATCGAGTCCCACACGACCTTCAGCATCCAGCCCATCGCCGCCCCGGCCACGCCGATGACGAGGTTCACAAGATCCTGCGACATAGGCGGCAACCCTTAGCGAGCCATGGCGTTTTGCGGTTCGGGAAAATTATACATCATGTTGAGCGGAACGCTGACCGGCACGCCAGAACGGGTGATCACGTTTCCTGCGGCCTCTACGGCGGCGGGGCGTCGAGCAGTAAGCGCCGACACCAGCGCGTTGGCGAGCGGACGCGAGTAGGCGCCGCCGCCGACCAAACTGGCGGCGATGATCTGGTCGATAGGGATGCCTCCCGTTGCGGCGGCGCCGCCCAGAGCACCTACGGTCAGCCGGTCTAGCGCCCCCGCAGCGCCAGGCGCGCCGCCCATGGCGAGCACGCCCGCATCGGCCAAATCCTGCATATTGGCGCGTCCCTGCGAGAACGTCGCCTTGCGGGTGCTGGTGTCCGCACCGCGAACCGCCGTCGAAAACTGAGCCGGCGTAAAAATACCACCCTCAGCCGCATTAGCCGCCGCTTGCATCGGGACCAAGCTACGGTATGCCTGCCGCGCCGCCGAAACTGGAGTGGCCAAGTCCGGGTTGGTTCTGGTCAAAAGATCATCAAACGCTTCGCGTACAGCCGCAAAGGCGCGGCCAAGCTCGCGCTCTTTCACCACCGACGACCCTAGGTACTCTCGGGCATTTCGCCCCAACGTCTCAGAAATGTTGAGGTAGGTGTCGCCGTCGATGCGGTTACCAACGTTTTGTATCCGGCTAAGGATGTCGCGCTGTAGCGACCGCGCCAATTCCTTCTCCGCGTCAGACGTCAAAAATCGCCGAGAGACGTTGGTGATGTCAGTAAGGAACCGCTGGTCCAAACCGAACGGCGTGACCCGACCAGCAATGTCCTTGTAGGCGTTGCTGACAGCGCCACTGACATGTTCGACCAGATCACGGCCGACCTTAATGTCTTCGGGGACCGCCGCATTGAGCGGCGCCAGCACTCGATTAGCGACGGCGGTGTTAAACGACTCGGTGCTGCGCTGTTGCGCCGACTGGATCGGACCGCCGATGAAAGGCACGCCCGACAGGCGCTCCTCGGCAGTTCGCGCCGCGCCGCCAAACGCTTGGCCGGGGGTCAGCTCGACACCAGCGTCGCGCAGAATACGGACGTTGGGGTCTATGCGAGGCGCGATGGCGCGGCCAATTACTTGGCCTGCGGCGCCGCCGCCAGCACCGAACCCAGCGCCGTACAGAGCGGCGCGGGCGCGCTCCGGCGTCTCCGGGTCGCCTAGCACCGGCATGGCGGCGCCCTGCGCGGCGCCCAACGCGGCGCCCTGACCGGCCGCGCCGGGCAGCGTAACGGGCGCGCGGAGGGCTGCGGTGGCTACGGCGGCGGGGACGATACCGCCCGCCATGCGTGCGAAGTCAAAGCCCGTGTCACCACTTGCGGCGCGGCGGGCTTGGTACTCCTCCTCCCGCTCGCGGACGGCGGTACGGGCGCCTTCTGCGGTCGGCAGGGGCACTTCAGCAACGCCCGCCTCCATAACGGCGCGGATGTTGGGGTTCCGCAGAAGCATACGGCCAATCGCCGTCTGCTCCGGCGGTCGCATCCGTTCGGCCGCAAGCTGCTCAACACCGCGGGCGACGTCGCCAGCGCCGTACAACATACGTTCGCCAACGCCGATGGGTTGCGGCGCCGCGCGCTGTTGCGGTTGCGGGCTGGGCATCGCGCGAAACGCCGCCTCTACCTCGCGGGTGAGTACGTCCGGCGCCATGCCGTCGGGCGCGGTAATTTCGAAGCGGCGGCCGTCCGGGGCGGTAACTTCGTATCGCATGGCGCGCTCCTACTGGATCGGCCGGATGGTAAGACCCATCGGCGTTCGGATCTCGCCAGGGGCCGCAGGCGTTGCCCCCGCCGCTGGGCGGCGGCCGTCGGGCACGCCGTCGCGCGGCGGTTCGGCGGTGCCGCGCCCGCCAGGGGCGGGGATCTGAACGGGCGGGCGGTTGCCGAGGCCGTAGTTGACAATTTCGTAGTAAGCCTCTCGCAAAGTACGCAAGTTGCGTCGCAATTCCGCCTCGGTCTGAGCTTGGTCAATGCTGCCCATCACCGCCTGCAAGTAGGCGATTTCCTGGTTGGAAACGTTGCCCAGCGCGCCGCCAGTCGGGCTGGCCTGCCGCATCTGGTTAAGCTGGTCAAAGCCAATGTTGGCTCGGATAGTGTCAAGACTTCCGCGAAGATTTCGAGCGGCGGTACCTCCCACACCCGAAAGCCTTTCGGCAAAAAAGCCCGTTGTCGGAAGTACTGCCGTCCGCATAATCTCTTCCGCGCGGTCGATGGCGCGGATGACCGTGCCACCCGTCTGTTGCTCCGTCTCCCGGCGGATGCGCGTCGCCCTATCCCGTTCTGCCGCTTCGCGTGCGGCGTCGCTGCCGGGGATCGGCTCAACGGCCCGGAAATCCGGCGTGTAGCGGAAGTCCTGCCGAGGCGCTGGCAGAGACACGCGCCGCTCTTGTTCAAGACGCTGCGCGTCGGCCATCGTCAGCGGCGGCGTCATGACGTTGCGAGGCGCGGCGCCCGGCGCCATGGCGTTTGTCGGCTGACCACCGCGAGCCGCGTTCAGCATCTGCTGGGCTTGGCCAGGACCGCGGTCCATAGCGTTGCCGGCCCACTCAATTACTTGGCCAACGGTCGTCCCCCGCAGGAACGGATTGGCGTTGATAACGTCTTCAGTCAGCACGCGGTCAACCGGCAGGTTAGGGTTGCCGGCCGCCGCACGCAAAAGGTTCTGCGCGCCCGTCGCGCCAAAGTGGTGCGCGAGGTAGACGTTCTGACCCGTCGCCTCAAAACCGCCGCGGGTCAGCGACTGCGCGTTCTGCTGCATGTACGCCGGGCCAAGCACTTCTTCGACGCGGCGGCCGTCAGGCAGCGTTGTGCCGCGAAGGGCCAGGATCTCCTCGTTCGAACGCCCACGGGCTTGGTCGGGAAAATTGCGGCGGAACTGGTCGATAAAGGTAGGGTCGCGGAATTGGAAGTCGCCCTGCGCCGACGAGCGCGGGTTCTGGCCTGTACCTTCTGCACGACGCACACCAGGCACCATGGCCAGAATGTCCGTGGACTGCGACAGCGGCACGCGAGCGCCAGCAGCGGGGGCGGTGGGCTGGCGTGCCGGTGTGGCGGGTTGCGGAGCGGTGGGCTGGCCTCCCGGTTCTTCCGTGGCCAACCGAAAAGTGCCGCTTACGGGGTCTGTTATCACCGGAATGTTACCGGGGCCTTGGCCAACCACCGGACGTTGCGGCGCCGCAGGCGCGGTAAAGCGAGCGGTGTTGGTAATAGGATCGTAAATGGTGCCGCCAGGCTGGACGACCTGCGTAGCCAAACTCTGCGCGCCCAACGCAAGGCTGCGGACTAACTCCGGGCTGTATTCGGGGCGGAAGAACTGCGCGTACTGCGGGAACCGGGCCAGGAGTGCGGGGCGCAGCGCGGCGTAGTCTTCGGCGCCGCGGACTGAACTCAGCAGGGTCTGCGCCGCTTTCAGTGCGTCCGCGTCATTCTGCGACTCGATGCGAGAAATCTGCGCCCGCTGGTACGCCCGCTGCCCCGCAGCCTGCTCAAACTGCGGCGCCAGCATCGGCGCGACGCGGCGAAGCTGCGCCAGCCCTTCCGGCGTGTTTAGATCGACGCCAGAGGCCATCAGACCGCGAAGCGCGTTGCGTTCCTGCGCCGTCTCCTGCGCCTCGGCCATCCGCATCCGGTTGAGCTGAAGGTTCTGGGCCTGCCCGTAGATCTCCCCGATGTTGGGCATCTGGAAGGGGCGGACCTGCGTGGCGATGGAGTAATCAACCATGGTCAGTAGACCCCTTCCATGACGTTGGCGGGGGCACCCCCGCCGCCGGGGTTCATGTAGCGGTACATCATGTAGTTCGGCACAGCCGATTGCAGCGCGCCCGTCAGGGCGTTCGTGGCGCCGACATAGCCCGAGGCGCGGGCCTGACCGGCGCCGGCCAGCCCGGCGGCCTGAGCAGCGCCTGCACCCATGTACGACCCGGCCACGCCGCGGCCGACGTCGCCAGCGGCGCCCGACAGGACGTTCGTGCTGGTTTGACCAGCGCCCATGAGGCTCTGGAGCGGGTTGAGCTGGGCCGCACGGTTGATCTGGTAGCGGTTGAAGGCGTTCTGGTACTCCTGCGAGGCCAGATCCTGCCCGAACCGCTGGACGCCCTTAAGTGTCGTGCCCGACAGCAGGCCGCCACGGGCCGCCGCCGACCGCTCCAGAGCCTTCATGCCTTCGCTCATGCGGAAGCCGTAGCCGGGGTCGGCCTCATAATCGGCCATGCTGAAGTCGCGGGCGTAGCGGCCATAACCAGGGGCCGTCGGTTCGCCGGCCAGACCTAGCAAGGCCATCAGCCGGTTCTGCGCGGTAAGGCCACCCTGGCGGAACGGCTCTTGCAGCTCCACCTGGCGCTCAAACATCTCGCGCTGCACTTCAGCAGCACGGTCGGCGGCCTGGACCTGCGCGGCGGCGGCATCGCGAGCCGCATTGGCTTGCGTCTTGGCGGCACGGCTAGAGCCGTAAAGGCCCGCGCCAGCGCCGAGGGCTGCTGCGCCGAGAATGGCGGTGCCGGTACCTATCGCCATGTGTCGGCCCCTTTAACGAATGTGCGTTCCATCGGCTTGAAGCCGGCGCGAGCGTAGAACTTGCTGGTCTTTTCCACTCGGTCGTCGTCGAGCGCAATCATAAACAGCGCCGCAGCGTCGTTCTCTTGCGCCCACGCCTCCAGCGTCTTGTACAGCGCCTGCCCGGCACCGCTACCCCGCGCTTCGGGCGTCAGCCACCACCAAAGTTCCTGGACGATGGTGTGCTGCGGGCTGAAGTAGAGCGGGTACTTGATGGCGCCGCAGATGCCAACCATCACGCCGTCCTTCTCGGCCAGCCAGATCCCGACCATGGGGTTGTCCACGGCCGAGATGAGGAAGTTGGCCACGCTGTCGGCCGTGACGGGAACGACGGAACTGAGCGGCGAAGCGGCGATGAACTGGGTTGCCAGCTCAGTATAGCGGCCTAGATCCGCATACTCCGGCTTGCGAACCGTGATCGTCACTGCGTTACCTCGCGCCCGCTGGCGCGGATGTTAAGCGCAGAGGCCGTGCCGGCGATAGTGGAAATGAAGGCGCCAGGCGACAGCACTTGGCCCACGATCTCGGGGAAGGTGTACGTCTCGCCAGCCTGGAGCGTCTTGGTGCGGACGATCTGGTTGCTGTCGCCGGGGACGCCGGCGGCCGTGACGAGGTTGATACTGATCGTCGCCGCGGTGGCCGTGTAGTTGGTCGCCGTGAACTTATCGATGATCGTCGTCACGCCGTTCGCCGTGTACTGCGTCGTCTGCGTGTTCTCGGCGGTCTTGGCCGGGATCAGAACAACAACGGTGACAGCCATGTCCTACCCCTTCACGATGCTGATGACGGCGGCCATTAGGGGGCGGCGCCCGCCGAAGCCGCGGCTCGCGCGTCTTCGATTGCCTTCTTGATACGCCACGCCTCGACGTATGCGTAGTAGCCGCCTAGGTCGATTACCTCAGTATTCGGGGGCTTTGGCTTGCCGATCCATTCGGCCTCGCCTTCGCCGCCGATACCGTTTTCGGGGCCGACCCACTGAAGGGCGTGGAAGTTAAGCGGGAGGGCAGAGCAATTGACGGGGAGAAACTCGCCGTCGATGCCTACCGTATTGTCAGCTTTAATGATCGTGAGGTGCATGGGCGATGACCCTCTTAGGTTCTTCGGCGGAAGGCGCGAGCGCGACCAGCGTTTGCAGGGCCGCGTAGTTGGTTTTCGCCATCTCGTTGCGGAAGCTCTCGACGGCGGCGCCAGTCTGCCGGGACTGTTGGGAGTTCTCGATCAGCAGCGTCGGCAACCACTCAATCGCGCAGGCCCAATGGTCCAGCTCCTGCCCGGTCTGCGGGTGGTTGCCGCGCACATGCGTGTAGAAGCCGCACTTGTGGCACACGTCCTCCTGCTTCTCCTTGAAAAGAGGGCAGAGGTAGGTGCTTTCGGACTGGGGCTTGCGGGCCACGGGTCAGTCTTTCGTTGCGATGATCACGTCTACATACTGAACGGCGAGGTTGATGGCCGTGCCGGTAAAAGCATGGTCGTGCGAGTTGCCGCCGCCAGTTGCATCGGTCACACGCGATGTCGAGCCAATATCATATGAGGTGTTAGCTCCCGCTGAAGCGCCGCCCGCAAAACCATTGGTCTGTTGATGTGTGTGGCTGGGGATCTGCGCGGTCGTCAGCGTCGTGGCGCCTACCGTGCCGCTTACCCCCTGCGACGCGAAGGCCGTAGTAAACGCGACCGAACCGCCGCTGGACGCCGCGCCCGAGACGATACGCAAAGCCTTGTTGTCGTGCGTCGTGCTTTTGGTCCAGCCGGTCGGCGCCGCCGTTTGCACGAACAGCATAGCGGTGCCGACGGGGAAACCATTAAGCACCCCCCAAACAGTACCGTTATAGCC